TTCAAAACAGAGCTACTAAAACAACAGGTAACATAAATCCTTATCTGCAAGACAACGATTTGCTTAGCGGACTATTTGCTGAGTAAAACATAAAAGACTGGAGGAGAGTTACGTTTTCGTGATCTCCTCCACTATATATTTGTCTTCCACCTTCTTACAAGTACACACAAGGTATTCCGGATGTTTCAAAGCTCCTTGTAGTGTATCGGGAAGAATAACTTCTTTCGTACGTCGGTCTATCGCAACCATTGCATACAGTATACCTTCACTCTCGCACTTCTCTATTAGTGCTTTCTTTAGTTCTTCTACGTCGAATTCCATTTTGGTGAGATTTGTCACTGCAAAGTTAGGGAAAATAATGAATATTTTCTGCAAATATATTTGTATTCCGCTAAATTAAGGACAATAAATAAAAACCAAGTATATTCAAATACTGAACATTTAGTATAATATTGATTAATATTTAATGTAGTGGAAATATTTTTTTGAATTAAGGGATTAAATGTGTATAATTGTAAATCCGTCGTAAAGGGTTTAGAACTAGTATGGAGATATTTTAATAATTAAATTCAAATCATATGAGACCTTTAATATCTAAGAAATCTTTCAGCTGTATAATTATAGGATCTGCTGTTATGAGCTATATAATTAAATATGTTATTGAAAAGCTGGGTGATCCTATTGAGAATATCGTTTGTGGAGCAGCCATAATGATTTCAATAACATCTCTAGTCTTTTTGTTTAAGTTGAAAAAATATATAGATAATAGTATTAATCAATCAAGTACTGATAACAAAGAAAAAGTGGAATAAAAGGGGTGGATTACTATTTAAAAGAAGTTCGAAACGATATATAAATAGTTAGTATATATACATAAAATGGCTTCCTTGTTCGTCCGCCGACGAGGAAGCCATTTCAACACAAAAACTAAACTAGACACATTTTTGGAAATCTAGTTGTATATTCTGTATATCAATTATATAGTCCTGCTTTTTTTTATGGTTCGACCATAATTCGACCATTTGATGTTTTATGTACTATCAAGATTTTTGAGTTTCATGTTTTATATTACTTTAAATATTATATTTGCGCATTGTCAAACTAAAATAGTGCGTTTATGAAAATGTTTTTTAGAAGCATCCAAAAATGGATGAGAGTGCGTAAAGTTCGTAGAGAACTTAAAAAAGATCAAGCTTTAAGAGAACGCTGCATTGGTTATGTCACAAAAGTGAATGGAACCAGTTCTTTCATTAATGTGGCTGATTATACATATAAATATATCAAAGAAGGAAAATTGCCTTAATAATTTTAAACTTCCTTGTTTGGTAAAAGCATGGGTAAGGAGAACTTTATTCTGCTTACAGATTCATTTTGTGCATCTTCATTAGAAGATACACCTACTCCTATAATGCTTGCAAACACACCAACTTTTGTATTGTTTCCTTTATTGTCAGATGTTGTCAATGACAGATTAAATTCAATATTTGTGATATAACAATGTTTTGACGCTATCTCTATGTAATTTGAATCCTGTTTCCCTATATCACCAATAGGATTAATGGTTAGTGGATATTTTGATGTTCCACCATTTAACTCTGTTACTGCATCTGCTATTTGAGTAACTGTGTCTTTTATAAATTCTTTTAGTTCCATATATAGTGTTTACTTCTAGTTTGTATCATTGTTTAAGAATCATATTTTATTTATAAAGCGTAATTTATTCCACTAATTCTTTTAAATGGGATTTTTCATGCCATTTTAAATACGTACGTCCTGATTTGGTTTCAATAGACTTTAAGTAAGGAGCAATTTTAGGAGATTGAATAGATTTTGTAGTATCATCTATTAGAGTTATTTTATGATTGATGCGGCTATTGATGGCATGTGCATCTACTGCATCATAATTCAAATTAGAACGTCCTAAACTTAATATGAAATTTGTATCATTAGAACCTGTAACGTAATTAATAAGCGTCATTCTATTATTTCGAAGAACAACAGCATTGAATTTAATTGCTAGTCCTTCATGTATAGAATAATTGGTTTTTAAGTGTTCCTTATCTACAAGGTTATGTATGAAATTTGTGGCATTCCTTTTAAATCTACCAATCTGTTCTTTTTCCTTTTTCTCTTCAAAAGAGATAAAAGATGCACTAACTACGGCGTTAATGAAACTGGACAAGTCGTATACTATATTTGGTACTAGCTCTGCTTTCTCTATTTTTTTGTAATAGTAATGATAGCCAGCATGTTCTAAAATATCTATTTCATAATCTTCTAAATAGTACTGAAATAGTTTGAAATAGTATATATCATCAGAATGAGCATCACATTCATACATACCACTGTCTATCCAACCACCATCAGTAACAATAAAATCATCTCCTCTTCGAGTTAAAAAGACGGAAACAAAAATATTACTTGTTGTTGCTATCGGTGTTATGATCTCAAAAGTATTTCCATGTTTCTTTATTTTCCATAAAGAATTGTAGGATTTGATGATATATTCAATAAGTTTTTCCATCTCTTAAAAATTTATTCCTTCAAGTGGGTCTTTGTCTTCTCTTTCGAAAGGAAGATAGCCTTCTCGAAATACTTGTATTTCAGGTAATTCATGCTCATCATTAGTGTAGATTACACTTTCTTGGCAAAAGTAAGGAAAACCAAAGTCAATGTCAAATAAATGTTCAGCTTGTTTGGGATTATTCAATAAGTCTGTTTTATAGGCTAAAAAATATCCATTATCATCATATATGTGAAAATGGGGAGTTGTAACACTTTGCTTGGCTAAAGGTATAAACGGAACTTCGTTTTTATGAGTACCTCCACCACTATCGTAGCGGATAACGACTCCTTTTTTGAATTTATCCGAAACTATCTGGAAAGAACAATCTGTTTTATCTCCATTTCGTACTTCACAAGTCATAAATGTATTTCCAAAGTGAAACTCTGAATGAAGATGCTTTTTAGTATAAAGAGATGTGCCATGATTTCCTTTAGGTTCAGAAACAATGATTGGCGCATTAATTCTCTTTTCTGCATTAATGAAAGTTTTATAGTCGTCTATAATTTTTAAAAGCTCTCTATCTTGTTTTATTTTTGCCATATTTGAATTAAGTTATAGTGTTAGCTAATAGGCTCTACTGTTTCAATTTGGTGCATACTTAAAATGTTGTTCTGAATACTATAATATGATATATTCTTTTCATGGCATATCCAATATTTCTTTTCTCCTGCAACAGTTCTAAGCTTATATTTCATTATTGTTTTTAGAATCAGTTTCATCACTTTCTTTTTTGCTTTCTAGTACTTCATTAATAAGTTCTTTGATTTTAGTGTAATCTTTATCATCTAAATCTTCTTTATTAATAATTTCCTTGAAATCCTTATCAAATATATATTCATAATTTCCTATGTCTGGGCTACCTCCTTTAGTTTTACATCTAAATTTATGTGTTGCTTTCCAACCACAAAATTCTTTTTTTATAAAGTTAGCTCTGTCTTTTATACTGTCTGAATGTAATGTAACCATATTAGTACATGCTTTGGCTTTTTCCAGATTTTCATTGAATTTATTTTTAGCTTCATAATATCTAGAGTTACTATATGAAGAATAGCCATCACTCCAAATCTCCATGGTTTTTCGTGCGTCTTTCATTTCATCTAGATATTCATCTGCTTTTTCAATAGCTATTTTAATGAAATAGGCATGTCTTGTAATGATTGAATCTGTATATACAGATGTAAAAGCACTGTCTATATTGGTTTCAATAGGTTCATAGCTGGCAAAATCATATAGGACTTTAAACATGTCGTCCTTAATTAATTCATTAGCTTTTTCTTCTTTAGATTTGCATCCACTTAATAACATAGTAGCTGATACAACGATAAATAATAATGTTTTCATTAGTGTATATAAATTTTAGATTATCCAATATTTCTTTCATTCTTCAACATAGCCAGTTCACCTTTTAATTTTTGGTTTTCTTCCAAAAGACGTTGAGTGAGCATTGTCTTTTCGTTAATCTCATCTTGTAGATTGGCTATGGTATATACAATACTTTTCAATTTGTCCATTCCTGGTTCTGTTTCTTCTTTTTGGAGAAGCATGGAGCCTTTTCCTCTTAACAGCCATTCTGCGGATATTTCTTGGTAGTTATCCAATATTGCATTAATAGTTGAGGCACTAACCTCACTTACCCCTCCTAATTGTCTACTCAATGTGTTTTGTTTAATACTACATTTGAGGGCAAATGCCCTATCAGATAGCCCTGAATAGGCTATAACTTCTTTAATTCTATCAATCATAAAATTTACTATAAAGTTAATATATCCAAATATGGATAATAAAATGGGTTTTTGGATTTGAAATTATCCATATTTGGATTACATTTGCATCATAAATCAATCAATCATACAAACATACAAAAAAATGATTGATAAAACCAATTAAAAAATAACGATTATGAGCTACAATTTATCACAAATAATGAAGTCTGCACACCGCAATTACAAGAAGGGTGGAAAAACATTTTCAGAGTGTTTAAAATCTGCATGGAGCTTTGCAAAACTCCAAGAAAGTTTCTCACCGGAAGCAGTGAAATCAAGAACTGATAAATTTTTAGCTGAAAGACATGAAGCTATGAGCAAGACTGCCAAAGCTACACCTAGCAAGGAATATAATAACCTTAATATTCCCGCTTCCGCTTACTACAACCCAAATAGTACTCATTACGGTGCACATTACGTCGGAGATTAATCAAATTATACAACAATGGATAAAAGAACCGAACTAGAAATACAGCGAGACAAATATGAAGCTGTGATTGAAGAACGAGACGCGTTGATCAGCTCTTTGAGAGGTGAAAATGAAAAACTCAAACGAGATTTAGAATCAGAACGTGGATTTTATAGAGAGAAAGTTTCCCAATGTGATGATTTGAAGAAATTTATTGAATCGCAACGAAACTTAATGGACATAGTTTTGAAGAACAACCAAAGTATTCTCTAACCCTCACTAAAGTCAAACCAAACCGCCGGTTATCCGGTACCCAGTCCGGTCTTTGAGCCTGCCCTTGAAGGGAGACTGGGAACAACAGAGAAGAGTTCTTTGACATATTGGTAAAATGGTGTTTTGGAAGCCGACACGTGCCGAAAGGGATTACTGACGTAGGCGGGCTTCTCAACGATATAATGCTGTGGTTAATGGTCAAGCCGTATCGTTGTAAAACTAAATCAGTTAGACGTTTGTCGGCAAATCGAGGTATTTGCTTTATGTATATAAAGGTGATGTAGCTCAGGCAGGTTAGAGCGCTGTGTGTGGTGGATGGTTGAGAGTTCGAGTCTCTCAAGAAATACTCTTAGCTTAACGGAAGAGCACCACAAGCAGAGGTCGGCGGTTCGAATCCGCCCATCGCTTCAATGTTTAATTAAAGAATATAGAGTTATGACAAGGTTTTTCCAGTTTGTAATAGTTGGAATAATATTAGGGGCGGTGCTTATGTTACTCGCTTCTATTGTTTCTTCGTGTTACTTTTTTATTACAACATTTACGTTGAGTGATTTTGAAGAAAGAACAGCTTCATTTGTTCTCGGTGCGGTAAGTGCTCTATTTACATACGGAATGTTCCGGATATTAATGAATGCCTTACAAGCATTTTCAGATAAGTTGGATGCAATAAAAAAGAGATATGAAAGCAATAATTGAAATTAAAGATGTCGCCTTTCGAGAGATAGGCGACATCAATAGGGGAAGAGGGAAACCTATCAGGGATTGCGTGAAAGTATTTGAAAGCTACAAGGTGATAACTTTCTTTGGCATTCCCATTAAGCGAATTACCCATAGATTGAATGATTGGGATCCTGAAGAATCGACTTCAAACTCTCATAAGCAAGAGTGATTGTTAATGGCGGTGTTCCATCAATGAAATGTAGGATACACTGTTTTCTATGGTCCTCAATTTTAATAACACATCCTAGATTGATAAGGATGCGTTTACCGTTTTCGGTAATCTCAATAAATTTGTTCATTTTCTTGTTTTTTGATTTGACACTTCAAAAATAAGAAAATACCCCGTTCCTTTTTTATTAGCGAATAATCTTGGAGCGGGGAAAACTATTAACTAACTAATAATCAGTATGGAAAAGGATATTCAGAGACGTAACGTAATTGATGTATTACGGAGTATGGATGTTGGTGCAATAGAAGTATTTCCTATCGTTCAGAAACCGTCTGTAACTAATACATTGAATGCTCGGCTTTATAAAGAAAAAGCTGAAGGAATGGCTTGGAAAACAAAGTCAGATGTAAAAAATATGCAGTTTATAGTAACTAGAATTGCATAACTATCTTGCTTGTTGAGATGATCAGAGGTGAAATGGCTGAAATATTGCTAGATAATATTCTCCGTCTGTTTTCTACAGAAACGTTTGGAAAAGATAAGTCTGCGTATTATGTGGGTGGGGAAAAGAAATTGATGAATCTTATAGAAGCGGGTAAGATTGAAAGTGATAAGCCCACTAATGTCCAAAACGGCAAGTGGCATTGTAATGCTGCTCAAGTATTACTTCATTGCCGATGTGCGGGAAGGAAAGTTAAATCTAAAAAACGGAAGAAATGAAAAAGATTAAAGTGATACAGTATGCCATGATGTTCATTGCCTTATGGACAACACTGTATCTTGTAGATAGCATTGAAGTTAGCAAGAAAGAATTTATTGCTGCTTTTGTATTGGTGACTGTCGTATCAGTGAATTATATCTGTTTTCGATACTACGAAGATAGGAAACAAAATAAAGATAGCCTGTGAAGGTCTGCATTGCTTAATTTTAGTATTTGTCATGTTTATTTAGCCCGGTTCGCCGGGCATCTGCCGGGATAGCCCAGTTGGTTAGAGCGCATGTTTCTACATGAGGTCAGCGGTTCGAATCCGTTTCCCGGCTCAACTCAATCAGAGTTAAGTAACCCGTGAGGGGGAAAATTATGTTTGTATCAATAACAATTCAATCAATGTAGCCGGAAGCGTCTGGCTACGACCTGAAGGAATGGCGGAATTGGTAGATGCAAGTATGCAGATAGATTGAAGAAAGTCATACATAGGTAATCTGTCATCCTGGTTCGAGTCCGGGTTCCTTCACAGAGAATTTTTCTTTTTATGTTTAACTAATGTTGCCAGCGAAAAGGACGCTGTAGGGTTAAAGCCCCTGTTATTTGAGTTTTAATTGTTCTATACTATTCCGGTGTGCTTTGAACGGCTATCCGGAAGCAAGAAGCTCGTGAGAGTGCTATTTAATAGTTAATGTCGTGTTTTATTTTGTGTTTGTGTTCTAAGTGAATGGTTCGTGAGAATAGTTCACTTGAAACGGATGGCTGGTGTAATTGGCAGCATACGCAGATATGCGTGATGTGGGTTCGAGCCCCACGCCATTCACCCTTTTGATCCTATTAAATTATAGTAGTTCATGAGTTTTGTTTTGTGTTTGTGATTGGGGTGTACGGTCTGTGAAGATAGTGCACCTTTTTAATTAATCGGGCGGATATGTATATCGTTGGTTGAAACTGCGGTGAGGTGCACCAATATTCCGTGAGACCGGTTCGACTCCGGTTCCGTCCACTAGCATTTACATTATGTATAAATCAGGGAGCCGTACACCCTTCAAAGCGTAGCCGTTCCATAAGGTACATTGGATTATTCATTTTCTTATTTTTCTGCCTGTACAATATCGTACAGGCAGTTTTTACTACCTGAAAATGGCGTTAAAATGGCGAAGTTTCTGTTTGCTAAACTTGTCAATAACGATTACCTTTACTGATGTAATGAACTAAAAGTCAAACCATTAAATTAGAATTATGACAGCGAGAAAAAACACTGTATCAACGGTTCAGAATGAAGAGAAGAAGAAAAATTCTATCAGACCGCTTCTAGCTTCTGAAATTGAATGTAGGGTTGGTACTATGAAACCGGACGGTTCGGGCTGCTCCTTGCTATTATACAAGGATGCTCGAGTAGACATGAGAATACTTGATGAAGTGTTCGGAGAAATGAACTGGAAACGGCACCATGATGTCGTTAATGGGAATCTATTCTGTACGTTGTCCATTTGGGATAATGAAAAGAAGGAATGGGTGAGTAAACAGGATGTTGGGACAGAATCTAGCACAGAAAAAGAGAAAGGGCAGGCTTCGGACGCCTTTAAACGTGCAGGATTTAACTGGGGAATTGGGCGTGAACTTTATACGGGTCCTTTCATTTGGATTCCACTTGAGAAAAATGAAATATATCAGAGCGAAACAGGTTCTCCTGCTCTATACACCAAATTCAGTGTAAAAGAGATTGGTTATAACGAGCAAAAGGAGATTATTTTACTTGTTATTGTGGACAATAAAAACCGCGTTCGTTTTGCTTATGGTAATACAAAGGAAAAAGTATATGCTCCCAATGTTTCTGCTTCAAACGCTTCGGGCAAAGTATATACTGGTGTAGACCTAGATCGTGCAATTAAACAAATGACTGGTGTTAAAAGCCGCGAAGAGCTTGAGAGAGTTTGGGCTGAACATCCCGAACTTCACAATAATAAGGAGTTCAGAAACATAACTATTGACATGCAGAAAACGTATCCTCCTAGAAATTGATAATAATGATAGAATTAGTGAAATCCAGTGTGGTTTTCAATGAGGAAAACCACACTTATATGCTCGGTGAAAAACAGTTGCAAGGTATAACCGGTATGATTAGCCGGCAGTTGTTCCCTGACAAATATAAAGATGTCCCCGATTTTGTATTGAAGAGAGCTGCAGAGAAGGGTAGCCTTATTCATGCTCAATGCCAGTTTGCTGATGTAACAGGCTTACCTCCTGAAAGTATTGAAGCAGAGAATTATATCAGAATGAGGGTAAATGCCGGATATAAGGCGCTTGCCAATGAATATACCGTTTCTGATAACGAATACTTTGCATCGAATATAGATTGTGTTTGGGAGAAAGCCGGTAGAATTAGTCTTGTTGACATCAAAACTACCCTTCATCTTGATAAGGAGTATTTAAGTTGGCAGTTGTCAATCTATGCTTATTTCTTTGAACTTCAAAATCCATTACTCAAAGTTGATAAATTGTTTAGCACTTGGTTGCGTGGTAATAAACATGAATTTGTTGAAATTAGCCGTAAGTCTGATAAAGAAGTCAAGAAGTTAATGGAATGCGAGAAGAAGGGTGAGCAATATCTATCCAATCTTCCCGTTCCTGCCCCTGATGATGACAAGTTACTTATTCCAATGCAGCTTGTAAATACTATAATCGGGATTGAGGAAGAACTTGCAGATCTAACCAAGATTCAGAAAGATTATAAGGCAAAATTGAAAACTGCTATGCGTGAGAATGGTGTCAAGTCATGGGATGCCGGAAGATTGCGAGTTAGTTATACACCCGCTTCTACGAGTGACAATTTTGATACTAAAAAGTTTCAGGCTGACTATCCGGAATTATATTCTAAGTATATCAAAACAGTTCCTAAAGCTGATAGTATCCGTGTAACAATAAGGGAGGATAAATCATGAGTTTAAACAAATTGATGCTTATCGGGCATGTTGGCAAAGACCCCGATATTAGAATTTTGGAAGCTGGTTCTAAAGTGGCCACTTTCTCCTTTGCCACCACTGAAAAAGGTTATACCCTTGCCAATGGAACACAGGTTCCTGAAAGAACTGAATGGCATAATATTGTTGTTTGGCGTGGTCTTGCCGATGTTGTTGAGAAGTATGTCCATAAGGGAGACAAGTTGTATCTGGAAGGAAAGATAAGAACTCGGAGTTATGATGATAGCAGAGGAATTAAACGGTATATTACAGAACTTTTTGTTGATAATATGGAGATGCTTTCTGTTAAGCCTCAACAAGCGCCACCACCGCCACCTCTTCCGGAACACACCAATAATCAGACTCGAAGTGCGGTGAATGAGTGCCCGCCACCGCCACCACCGACCAAGGACGATTTGCCATTCTGATAGGTTATGGAAGCAACATTGACGAAGAAAGATGGCAAAATCCAAATGGATAAGTCTTTCGAGTTCATGTGCAGCACACTTCGTAATGGAGAATACACTGTAACCATTAAGAAAAAAACACAGCCGAGAACATTAAATCAAAATGCTCTCATGTGGAAATGGTTTCAGTGTATTGGTGCCTGTTTGCGTGAATACACAGGTGAAGAGTATTGGAGCACTGCTGCTGGAGTTCAGGATATACATGACTTGTATTGTAAGAAGTTTCTTGTGAAACAGGTTCATGTGAATGGTAAAGTGGAAACTATTGTGCGAGGAACAAGTAAACTTAATACTTTAGAGATGCATAATTTCATGGAAAGCGTGAAAATAGATGCGGCCACCGAGTTTGGTATTACACTTCCGTTGCCTGAAGACCAGCATTACTTAGATTTTATTCATGAGTACCAAAACCGGTACTAATTAATCCTTTTATAATTTATGATTGCAAATTTGAGAAACTACGAACCCGAGACAATCGAGTTTGTAGTTCCCGATTCTATTCGGGAAAAATTTCCCCCTGTTTTATTTCAGGGTTCTACGAATGTAGATGAATTGATAAAGTTGGTGAATGAGCATTTCAATGCTACATTCCCTGAAAGTGAGGTGACACAACGTTTACTGGATGAATTTGAGATTTCCGAAATTCGTGAAGAGTATTGCATCAAGCAAGAGAATGAGGTCCCCAAACGCGAACGTGAATTGTTGGAAGCCATTGAACGTGCGAAGAAAATTAAGAGTGATGCTCAAGACAGGTTAGCTTCTATTAAGACTGAAATTAAAGACCTGGCTGCCGAGGTCAAAAAGGGGACGAGGGAGTATCATCTTTCAAGTAAGAATACGATCCGGTTTGCTCTTGATGGATATTTCCTGTATTATTCATGGGTGAACGGTGAGTTTAAGCTTGTGAAAGCTGAAAAAATTCCTGATTGGGACAAACGTTCTCTTTGGGCACAGGAAGATCGAAACAGAAAAGCGATGCTTGATTTGTTTGGTATTGAATATCCTGAAGTAGAACGTCCTATTGATGATACAGAAGATTATGGGGACAAGTTCGAAGAAGACCTGTCTGATAAACTTCCTGAAGAAGAACCGGAAGACGATGAGTAGATTGCAGCACAAAAAAGGCAGGAAGTCCAACTATGTGAAGCGGCTTGTGAATAATCCAGATTGGGAAGAAGCCAAGCGTAAGGTTCGTATTAGGGATGGACATAAATGCCAGATGTGCGGTAAAGACTTCAATTTAGAGATTCACCACAAAACATACAGGGTTAACGGAAAATCAATCGTTGGTCATGAACTTGAACATCTTGATTGTCTCGTTACCCTTTGTGGTGACTGTCATTCGAAAGTTCATAAATATCACATCAAATTATGACATACCAGTTAAGAGACTACCAAAAAAGTGCTAGTGATGCAGCGGTCAGCGTTTTTAAATCCAAGGAAAAGAAAAACTACGTGATAGTTCTTCCCACTGGTGCCGGGAAGTCCCTTGTCATTGCCAATATAGCTGCACGGATAGACGGGCCGCTGATAGTGTTCCAGCCTAGCAAGGAAATACTCGAACAAAATTTTGCGAAACTTCAATCATACGGCATATTCGATTGTGGAGTTTATTCAGCTTCTGCCGGAAGAAAGGATATCAATCGTATTACGTTCGCTATGATTGGTAGTGTGATGAAACACATGAGTTTCTTCAAACATTTCAAGCACGTTCTGATTGATGAATGTCATTTAGTGAATCCGGAGAAAGGAATGTATAAGGAATTCTTTGAAGATGAGCAAAGGAAAGTTATTGGGCTGACAGCGACTCCTTACAGATTATGTTCAGGAAGAGATGGTGCTATGCTTAAATTTATAACTCGTACCCGGCCAAAGGTTTTCACTGATGTTATTTATCACTGTCAGGTGAGTGAACTACTTGCTAAAGGATTTCTCGCAAGTTTGAAATACTATGATATTACAAAGTTGGATTTAAGTAGAGTCAGGACTAATTCTACTGGTGCAGATTACGATGAAAAAAGTCTTCTGCAAGAGTTTGAACGTGTGGACATATACAAAGATATAGTTGGATGGACAAAACGTCTGTTGAACCCCAAATCGGGCATACCACGCAAAGGTATTTTAATATTCACGAGGTTTATTCGTGAAGCTGAAAAACTGGCTTCCGAAATTCCTAATTGTGCGATCGTTAGCGGTTCTACTCCAAAGGAAGAAAGGGCACGAATTCTGAAAGGTTTTAAAGATGGAAGAATAAAAGTTGTTGCTAATGTCGGAGTACTTACAACCGGATTCGATTACCCGGAGCTTGATACGATTGTTCTTGCACGTCCAACCAAATCCCTTTCCCTCTATTATCAAATGGTCGGTCGTGTTATTCGTCCCTGCCAAGGTAAAGAGGGTTGGGTTGTTGATTTGAGTGGGAATTTCCGGCGTTTTGGGCGTGTTGAAGAGTTACGCATAGAACAGCCTGAAAAGGGAAAATGGTGTATAATGAGTCGTGGCCGTCAATTAACCAATGTAGTATTTTAATTATCATGTGGAGAAATTACAAGAAGAAAGAAAAGAAAAAGCCTCTTTTCGAGGTAGAAGGTGTTAAGGTCAAGAAGAAACCTGATCTTGTCGATAAACTAGACAGAATATTTAGTTTATTCATCCGTTATCGTGATACGATGCCTAATGGATATTTTCAGTGTATTTCATGTGGTAAAATAAAGCCTTTCAATAAAGCAGATTGCGGTCATTACATCAACCGCCAACACATGAGTACTCGCTTTGATGAAATGAACTGCAATGCTCAATGTTCACATTGTAACCGCTTCATGGAAGGAAATATTCAGGATTATCGCAGACGTCTAGTTGCCAAGTATGGTGAACGAAATGTACTGATCCTGGAAGCCAAGAAAAATGTTACTAAGCAATTTAGTGACTTTCAATTAGAAAAGCTGATTACTCATTACAAGGAAGAAGCGAAAAAACTGAAGGAAGCAAAAGGTCTGTGAGTTTTATTACTAATCGGAGTATAATCCCTTAAAATATGGAAAGAAATTCATTCATCTTTTATAAAGGGTGGAGAGAAGCAATCAAGGATTTGCCGGATGATGTCAGGCTGGAGATTTACGAAAGCATAATTGAGTATGCGACAACGGGAAATCTTCGGGGGTTGAAACCTATGGCAAATATTGCTTTCAACTTTATAAAGATAGATATAGACAGGGATACTGAAAAGTATATGTCTATTGTGGAAAGGAATAAGAGCAATGGTTCTAAGGGGGGACGTCCGAAAAGTGAAAACCCAAAAGAACCAAAAGAACCCAAAGAACCCACAAAACCCACTGGGTTATTTGGAAACCCAAAAGAACCCACAAAACCCGATAATGAATATGATAATGATTATGTAGATGATAATGATTCTCATTTAAAAAAGAAAGAAACTTCTCCTAAAGGAGAATCAAAGAAAGACGAGCTTTCTTTGTTCCCCGAGGAAAAGATTGATTGGGGTGGGCTAATGGATTATTTTAATTCCACGTTTAAAGGTAAACTTCCTGCTATAAAGTCCATAGATGCAAAACGAAAGAAAGCTATTAAAGCACGTGTCGCACAATACGGGAAGCAAGCTATATTCGATGTGTTCCAATTGGTTTTAGACAGTCCTTTCTTGCTTGGACAAAACGATAAAAATTGGAGGTGCACTTTTGACTGGATATTCTTGCCTACAAAATTTACAAATATTTTAGAAGGTAACTATAATGGAAAACGAACTGATACTGCGGCCACAAGAAGAGAATCGGTTAGCAGTCTTACGGACCTCGCCGAAGAACTACTGCAAAGCTCTATGCCCAAAGAAGGTTGAAGATGTATTTCAAAGTGATGAACCTTCTATTGGCACTATCATAAGAAAGTTTGGTGAACCACAGGCTAGAGCAGTGCTGGTCATATTGATAGCTGATGCCTTGGAGTTTTTCAATGTCAGTAATACAATGTCTGCTACCCAAGTTGCTACTACAGTAGATTTAATCATTGAAGAATATCCCTATATGAAAACTGATGATTTTAAACTGTGTTTCAAGAATGCAATGAAAATGAAATATGGTGAAAATTACAATCGTATTGATGGTTCTATCATTATGGGATGGCTTCGTGAATACAACAAAGAACGTTGTGCTGTTGCTGATAATCAGTCATGGAATACTCATAAGGCTAAATTGTCAGGGGAAACGAGTTTTACAAGTGGCTTGTCGTATGAAGAATACCGGAACGAACTCAAACTTAGAGTTGAGCAAGGAGATGAAGAAGCTGCTAAAGCGTTAAGTCTCTCAAATGAAATAATCTCTTATCTAAACAAAAGAGAATATGGCAAACAAGAAGCAGAAGGTGACAATTTACTGGAACACTAGGCATATCAAACTTGAAGATATTCCTGAAGTGAAAAGAAGAATACGGGAGCGTTTTGGTATTCCTAATCACACAACTGTTAATGGTGAAACGGATTGTTATATCCGTGAGGAAGATATGGAATTGCTTCGGGAAACGGAAAAACGTGGCTTCATTCAAATACGTAATAAGCCCGCATGAAAATGGCGTTAAAATGGCGAAGTTTCTGTTTGCATAACTTGTTATTTTACGATAACTTTACTGATGTAATGAATTAAAAGTCAAACCAATATAATTAAATTATGGAAGTACAAAACATTAGAATTGACCTTATCAGTCCTTCTCCTTTGAATCCGAGAAAGACTTTTGATGAAGTAGCTCTTCAAGAGCTTGCAAGTAATATTGAGAAACAAGGCTTATTACAGCCTATCACTGTTCGAGTTGCCAAATCCGAGGATGTGACCAACTTGGAGACTGGTGATGTGACAACAATTCCCTGTTCGTATGAAATTGTATGTGGTGAGCGCCGCTTCCGTGCTGTATCACTATTGAAAGAGAAGGAAGATAAAGAGAATGTTGCTAAAATCAAGGCACATCGCAAGAAATCAGAACAATTCCAAGCGATTTCCTGCATTGTCAGAGAAATGACAGATGATGAGGCTTTTGAAGCGATGATTACCGAGAATCTTCAAAGAAAAGATGTTGATCCCATCGAAGAAGCTTTTGCCTTTGCGCAGTTGGCTGAAAAAGGACGAACTTTGGAAGATATCGCTCTTAAAATAGGAAAGTCTACCCGGTTTGTATTTGACCGTATTAAATTGAATTCTCTTATTCCTGAACTAAAAGAGCGGGTAAGAAATGGAGATATACCATTGTCCGGTGCTATGATTCTTTCTAAATTGGATGAAGATACTCAAAAAGAGTTTCATGAGGAGGAGGAAGAACAATGTACTACTGCTATGATTCGAGAATTTGTGAGTAATTCTTTCATGGAGCTTGGTAACGCACCTTGGATTAAAGATGATTCCGATAATTGGGAAAATACTGATATTAAATCATGTTCTCAATGTGAGAATAATACGTGTAATCATGGTTGTTTGTTCTATGAAATGAATAGTAAGGATGCTAGATGTATCAATGCTGCTTGCTATGAGAAAAAACAAATTGCTTATGTGACGCGGAAAATTCAACTAGAATATGAACATCTTGTTAAAGTTGGCGAACCTCTTTCATTTGGAAAAACAGTAATTATCGCTAGACGTCCTGATACATATTGGGGAGAAGATAGAAAGGTTTTCTATGAAAAAACTTTGGAAGCTGTTAAACAACTTGGATTTGAAATAGTTGATCCTGATGAAATCTTTAGATGTAAGTGCTGGTATTCAGAAGATGATGAACGCACTTTGAAAATGCTTGAAGATGGAGAAGTTTATCGTTGTCTTTCATTTTTTGGACATTATTCTCCCGAATTTAACGTTAGTTTCTATTATGTTAGAAAAGAAACGGCTTCCTCTACTTCCTCCGTTGCCGATCTAAAAGAGATAGAAAGGGAAAAAATAAACGCCCAATTAAAAAGAGCGAAGGATATAGTCAAGGAGAAGTCTGCTGAAGAAATGCGTAAGTGGGCGCAAGAGAAAACATATTATCAGAGAACAAAAGAATTCTCTGAAAATGAACAACTTGTTTTTGATGTGCTGGTTCTTAGCGGTTGTAGCAGTACTTATCTTGAAAAACTGAATTTGAAAAAATGGAATGGTGAGAGTGATTTTGTAAATTATGTCAAAAACAACCAAGCTGACCGACACCAATGGTATAGAGCCTTTATTGCTGAATGCTTATCATCGAATAATGTGAATTTCTACTCCTATTTGCAAAAGTGTCAGAAAATCCTTTTTGCAGAACAATATCCGGATGATTTCAAAGCGCTCTCTAAGAAACTTGCGGATTCATATGATAAGAAAGAAAAGAAGCTCAAAGAAAGACTGAAAGAGCTAAATAACGATAACACAGAGGAAGCCTAGTGGTTTCCTCTCTTTATTGACGCACTTATGAAAACGTGGACTGGCGAACAACTTGCTATACTTGACAGTGAGTACCCGACTGCTGATTTAAAAGAACTTGCTAGGCGTCTTGATAAAACACTTAGTGCTGTTAAAACAAAGGCCTTGATTCGAAAACTTAGGCGCTCTCCGAGAATCTCGTTTTGGAATAGTGAGAGACTTGATAAATTGAAAAAGTTGTATCCCAATCATACTAATGAGGAAATAGCACAGATATTAGGTACCACTTATTCTGCTGTAAATGGAATTGCATTTAAATTACGGCTCTTTAAATCTAAAGAATTTAAATTTCAATGCGCTTCTAAAAGCTTCTTTCCCAAAGGCCACCAACCGATGAACAAGGGACGTAAGCAAACGGAATATATGTCAGAGGAACAATTGGCAAAAACGAAAGCTACTCGATTTAAGAAAGGACATATCCCCAAAAATCATAAACCAGTCGGTTATGAACGCATAACTCGTGACGGTTACATTGAAGTGAAAACTGCCGAACCGAATGTCTTTGAACTTAAACATCGGCTTGTATGGATTGAGCATAATGGAGAAATCCCCCCTGGTTATAATATTCAGTTTAAGGATGGCAACAGGCAAAACGTTTCCATTGAGAACCTTTACATGATTAGTCGTCCTGAACAATTAAAAAAAGAGAATTCTTTGTATGCCCGATATCCGGAAGATGTTCAATACCTAATCAAGCTAAAAGGAGCTTTGAATAGACAAATTAATAAAGCAACAAAAAAGAATGAATCATGACTGATGGAGCAATAGATAGATTGAAAGAAATGGTTAATAAACCATTCCTTTATCAGAATGAAGAAGTTGTAATTCTCAATTACTGTGACGGTACTGGTGATGATGGTACCGAAGTTGAAATATACTTGAATAATGGCAAAGTATTGGTATTTAGTATGTTTGATTTGGCTTCCAAATTGAATCGTTTCCGGCCAATAACAAACACAGTTGTCGTGTTGGCTAATGAACGGTTGAATAAGGTGTCTACAGTGAACCCTACCATTTTACAAGATTTGAGGAATTTGGTTCTTCAACAAATTAAGGATGTGAAAGAAGATCCTAGTAAAGTGAGCCAAGCAAAACAAGTTTTCCAAGGGGTTAATACCGTAATCAATCTTGCCAAAACAGAATTGGAATACAGGAAGTATTTGGATACAACAGATCCTCAAAATAAATAATAGTATGCTGATAGATAAAGAATATGTTTATTGGTTTCGCATCAGGGACCAGCCTAAAAGAATCATGTGAGATTATTCATAGTCTAACAATTTAACCCGATCGATATGATAACATTGAATAGGTTTGCCCAAAGATGCTTGAATATCATGAAGAAGCGCTTTAAGATGAATGAGCATAGCTCAAGAAAAGCGTTTAGCATAAGAATTGAAGCTGTTTGGAGAAAATTCGATATTGCTTCTAAATATAGGAGTGATAATCTTCCTAAATATTCGGAAGATGAAGAATTGGCAGCCGAGATGATAATTTACCTTGTTGCCTATTTAAAAAGATTTGGTTGTGAGGACATTGAACAGCTTATCAAAGATAAGATAGAGTTCGATGATAGAAAAAATGATTAGGTGTTGTTACTGACTGTTTGTGTTGTTGATTTTGTGTTGTTGATTTTAATATAGTTAGTTATGACAGAGATTATTCAAGTCTGCCTACTTGATTTTAATAAGGGGCAGCTCACGGGATTGCCGAAAAATCCACGTTTTTTTCGTGATTACCGCTTTGAAGCGATGAAGAAAAGCATTCAGGATTCGCCAGAGATGCTTGAGCTTCGAGAACTTATAGTTTTTCCCTACAATGATGGCAGATATATTGTTGTTTGTGGTAATTTACGTTTGCGAGCTTGCAAGGAGTTAGGTTATAAAGAACTATCCTGTAAAATCCTGGCACCTGATACCCCCGTTAAGAAGTTGAGGGAATATGCCACTAAAGATAATGTCAATTTTGGTGAGAATGATTTGGACGTTATGGAAAACGAGTGGAATAAGGCGGAACTCCAAGACTGGGGTATCGAATTTGCCCCAGAGAAGAAAGAGGATGAATTTAAAGAGCGCTTCGATACCATTACGGATGATACAGCCATTTATCCTCTCATTCCAAAGTATGACGAAAAACATGAGTTGTTTATCATCACATCAAGTAATGAGGTAGATAGCAACTGGCTTCGTGAAAGGCTGGATATGCAGCACATGAAGTCGTACAAGACCGGGAAAATAAGTAAATCCAATGTAATTGATATAAAAGACGTTCGCCATGCCCTGCAAGATAGTAATACCAAGTCATAAACGCCATGACCGGGTGTTCGCTAAAAAGTTGGTGAACGATCCTATCATTTGCGTTGCCGAAAGTCAAGCTGACTTGTACCAGCAGTTTAACCCGGAATGTGAAATAGTTACTCATCCGGACGATGTAATCGGCCTCATCCCTAAACGTAATTGGATGGCGAAACATTTTGGTGAGCTCTTCATGCTCGATGATGATGTCCATGCCTGTAAACCTATTTATGCGGAAAAAGGAGAACCTAGCCGGATAAAGGATAAAGATAAGATAACTAACATCATTCAGTCATTATATGAAATGGCCAGTATGATGGATGTTCATCTGTTTGGCTTCACCGCTCGGATATCGCCGGTAATGTATGATGAATCTGCTTTTCTTTCTCTTTCGAAAATGATAACCGGTTGTAGCTATGGAGTAATCTATAACAAAAACACCTGGTGGAACGAGGAAATACGTTTGAAGGAAGATTTTTGGATTTCTTGTTATATGAAGTACAAAGAGCGTAAGGTTTTAACCGATTTGCGGTATAATTTTGAGCAAAAGAACACTTTTGTAAATGCTGGCGGGCTTGCTTCTATAAGGAATCAGGAAGAGGAACGTAAATCTATCCTCTTTATCAAAAAGAATTTTGGTGATAGTATTTTGCTAAAGAGTGCAACCACTAATGGGAAAGACAAAACAAAGCAGCTCGTTCAATATAATATATCATGCAAATTCAAATTCTAATAGTCTGTAAAAAAGGCGCTTAAATGGTGTCCATTCTGTTTGCCATATTCGTCTTTTTTAGCTAATTTTACTGATGTAATCAATTAAAAGTCAAACCATTAAATTAGAATTATGATTATTAGAACAATTTGCGGATATGATTTCTTTGAGGTGAGTTCTGCAATGCAGAAAGCCATTAGACGAGCCGACACCGGGGTAGCCGGCTTTTTTGCATTGGAACTTTGGGCGAGTGGGTACCGCGACTATGTGTGGAAGCGTTTGTTTACCATTAGTGCTGAAGACTGTTTTGGAATCATTACGAAAGAGATAGAAGCATTATGGCAGGGACATGAGCTGGTAAACAAGGTTGCTACTGAACCCAAAGGGAGGATATTTGTGAGTAAAGCTGTCATTCTCCTTTGTGAATGTAGAAAGAATCGTGATGCGGATCATTTGCAAAACTTCATCTATGATAGAAAGGATATTGATATAGAAAAGTGGATAAATGATGTCAGGCGTTATCCTATTCCTATTCCAGATTACACTTTCGATGTACATACACGAAAGGGTAAAAAACATGGGAGAACCAAAGAAGAATTCTTTCAGGAAGAATACAAGGCGTTACAACCTCGTGTTCCTGGTTTATTCGATGATTTGGTTCAACCCAGTCAACCAAAGTTATTTAATGATGAAACCACGGCTAAGTAGCTGTGGTTTCTCATTTTTCATATAAGTCAAACCAATTTAATTAAAAAAATGAACACGTATTACAAATTTGCGCCAAATGTATTTTTGGCAAAGTGTGATGAGAAGCACGAAAAAGGTGAAACTATTGAAGTTACCACCAAGTATGGTAAGGAGAACGAAAGTATAGTATTTAATCTAATCTTCGAGAAAGATGGGTTTTACTATTATTCCATCGTTAGAGCTGACGGCTTTAATGTTCAAGAATGGGCTAAGCAAAGAGCGGAACGCAGGCATGAATGGGCGTCATCGGCAGTACAAAAAAGTAATGAGTATTTTCAGAAATCAAATAAACATCGTGATTTCCTTTCTTTGGGTGAGCCTATCAAAGTTGGAGACCATAGCGAACGAGGACATCGCAAAATGATAGATGATGCCTGGAATAACATGGGGAAAAGCGTTGAGTTTAGCGATAAGGCTGCCGAACATGAAAGAGTTGCGAAGTATTGGGAAAAAAGGGCTAATACGATAAACTTGTCCATGCCGGAAAGTATAGATTTCTACGAACATAAGTTGGAACAAGCAAAAGAATATCATGAAGGATTGAAGTCCGGCAAATATCCACGTAGCCACTCTTACACTCTCACTTATGCAAAAAAAGAAGTGAATGAGTTGCAAAAGAAATACGAACTTGCAGTAAAGCTGTGGGGCGATGTTTACTAATTTGTAGTATCTCAAATAATTTACTATGAGAGAATTATCAAAAGAAACCTCATTACAAAGGGTAATGAGGGCTTCAGGTCGTGTACCTGTACAATGCTCATGCAGTGTTTGTAAACAACAATGTCATACGCCATGTTTAGGTACTCCTGATGATATTGAACGAATTATTGATGCAGGTTATGCCGACAGGTTAGCGCTGACGAACTGGGCTGCTGGTATATTCTTAGGGGTTATTAATATTGCTATTCCGATGATTCAGCCCGTTGCTAGTAAGGAGTATTGTGCTTTTTTCGAGAATGGACTGTGTATCTTACATGATAAGGGTTTGAAGCCCACTGAAGGACGTTTGTCTCATCACACTGTCAGGAAGGATAACTTCAATCCTGCTATGAGTATTGCTTGGAACGTTGCAAAAGAATGGCTGATGCCGGAGAATGAGGATGTACTTTCTCGTGTAGTAAATAAATTCTTGAATGCGAGGAAGCCATGAATGTGTGTCAATCAATACCTCGTAGAGATTGCAAGGTATTTGCTAAATGTGGAGCAAAATCCTTATCACATTGCCGGCGGCACCGCGAAACTGATGAGAAGTGTAAAAGTTGTACTCTAATTCGTCGTAAGCCGCGTAATCGGATTATAGATGATTCAGGACGTGAAATGAAAAGATGTACCCATTGCGGAAATTACTTCTACTTGAACCGGTTCTACAATCGTATAGTGGTGAGAAAAGGTAAGGAATATCATTTGTTGACTTCCTGGTGTCGTATGTGTATGTCACAGATTAATAATCAGAGGGCAAAGAAGAAAAAGTGACTTGTCTATTAAATTTTTTGTATGAAATATTATGCTTCAGTCAGCTTTGGAAAGGATTCCTTGGCAATGCTTTTCATGCTAATAGATAAAGGATATCAGTTGGATGAAGTCGTTTTCTATGATACAGGTATGGAATTTCAGGCAATCTATAACACTCGTGATGCTGTTCTTCCAATTCTTAAAAAACTTGGCATTAAATATACAGAACTGCATCCGGAGCAACCTTTTCTTTGGACAATGTTTGAAAGGCCGGTTAAGAAAAGAGGGACCAATATTATCCATAAAAAAGGATATAGTTGGTGTGGGGGAACATGCCGGTGGGGAACGAGTGAAAAACTTCGTGCGTTGAAAGCTCACACAAAAGATGGAATTGATTATGTCGGTATTGCTGCCGATGAGACCCATCGCTTTGAAAAGGAAAAACGACCAAATCGGGTTTTACCACTTCGTGATTGGGGCATTACTGAAGCAGATGCACTCCAGTATTGTTACACAAAAGGCTTTGTTTGGCATGAGGATGGAGTAAGGCTATATGAGCTACTTGATCGTGTGAGTTGCTGGTGTTGTGGAAATAAGAACTTGAAGGAGTTGAAGAATATGTATTTGTACCTTCCATGGTATTGGAAAAAGCTGAAAGAACTTCAGTTAAATACCGATAGGCCCTATCGGCGTAATAGTGGAGAAACCATTTTTGATTTAGAGGAAAGATTTAAACGTGAAATGCAACAAAAATAGTTATTATGATTCCCTTATGTATAAATGGAAAAGATTATTATGATCGAGAAGAAGCACTTGCTGCCTGGTTCGAGGAATGATTAATGAAACAAGACTTTGAGCAAGATCTTATTGATCGAGAGCTCGAGCTTGAATATCGAAAGACTCATCCTGATTGGAACACTCCTTATGTGATGTATGGTGTTCGTAAAAAACATAAGTGTATCCAAAAGAATGAAATTGCCGTGTTTTATGACTTGTTACCGAGACAAAAGCGTGCTCGTACTGCTGAAACACATTGGTATAAAGTATTGTACAAGAGAAAGGCCACTCCTGAAGAAGTTGAGTCACTCAAGGCTGGGGAATATACCCGTAGACATTTAGTGTATTCCCTGTTTATTGAGAAGAAAATGACTCTTGACAAGGCTTTATCTCTTATAGTTGCCGATGATAAATTATTAGGAATTGCGGATAATACCATCTCTGAAATTGTAACAGCCTTTGAGACTTTCTTTAACCGTAAATTTAGAATTTATAAACCCGAGTTTACAACTCAACTTAATTTATTTACAGAGTAATATGAAAACAACAATTATTTCATGTGTGATTTTGTTTGTGTTCCTGCTATATGTAGGACACTTTTCTATAACAGTCAAGCCGTTTACAGTCCAACTTCCATACTGGCATCGTTCGCTCGGACTGTTTTTGTTGATCCTCTCTTTTATAGTGTATAATGTCGGTGAACATGCAAAAGGCTATCTTGATGGAATGAAAGAAGGGGAAAGAATTGTACTTGAATTGCTGAAGAAAAAGACCGAATGAAAATGGCGTTAAAATGGCGAAGTTTCTGTTTGTTAAACTTGTCAATAATGATTACCTTTATAGGAGTAAATAATTAAAAGTCAAACATGTAAATAACAAATAGAACTATGAATAAAGTGATTTTAAACGAACAAAAGATAATTGATAATATAACAGAAGGTTATCCTGTTACAGTTACACGGGAAGATGGTTTCAGATATATTATTAGCATGGAGCGTAAACGAGGTGAAGAAGTGTATTCATATCAGTTTGGACGCATTAAAAGAGAATTTGACTCTTTCGATAGTTTGGAAAATGCACTTAGTTCATATGAGTTTACAGAGATTATTTTTTAATTACAAGAAAAAAATGAGTGAAATAAAGTTTAGATATAAATTTGATTCAAACGCCTATGTTGTGGATGAAGCATATTTTCTTAAAATAGAACGAATGGCAAGAATGAATGGTGAGAAAATGGAAAAGCTTGCTGAAAAAAAGTTCAGAGATTATCTTTAATGATGGAATGAATCCTATCAAAACTGAAATTTCGAATAAATAATTCTCCTTTCAATGAAGTTACCCTCGCCATGGAATATGAAGTGACGAGGGTGATTTTCTATTTATAAGGGTTATGATATACTTTCTTCTTGTTTCAGCCATGCTTTATACTATAATATCCATCTTTGGCAACCAATGATTTTGTGTCGCGATTATTTATTAAGATTTTGATATATTCTGAAGGTAAACATACACCATATCCCATAATGTCATAACGGCCACCATCTGATCCTCCTTGGTTATCAAACGGAATTTGTACTACTGTTCCTATGACTTTTCCAGATTCATTGATGACAGGGCCACCACTATTACCACCCTTCACTCTTGCATTGATAATAAAGAAATCCAGTTTGGATAAATAGCTATTTACAGGTGTAACAACTTGGCCAACTGCTGCTTTCTGGTCAGATCTGATATAAGCTCCGACAGAGGCTGTTTCTGACGTTTGTATAGGAAACATACCAGGTATTAGAGGATATCCTATAGTAAGTACAGGATCTAGAACAGAAGGTTTATCAAGCATAAAAGCTGGTACTTTAATAGTTTCATCCGCCATTATAATTGCTAGATCATAATCGTTAGAATCCTCTCCTGCAGCAAACCATACTTCACGAAGCTTAATTGGAATCGTATCATTTAATAAAAGATTAAATCGTTCTAGTCCATTAATACAATGAGCCGCAGTTACAAACATGTTGTCACCTATGTAATAGGCAGTTCCCATGTCTTCATCTCCTTTTGCGTTGATTCCACTTATCGGCAAGACAGAATGCTTAAACCAGCTTCGTGTGTATACGAATCCTTGATATTTAAAATCATAAGTACCATATTTAAGATCGCGTATAAATTCTATAGGGTCTGTATAATTTACTTCTCCAATAGAAAGATATTCATCGTTTAGAAATATTGTTGGATTGGTCTTAATGGGTATTAATAGCATATCTTGTGACGCCATCTTCTTGCATAGAGAAGAAATATTGTTTGCTATATCCATATTCATACTAACCATACTAGAACTGTCAGGCGTTTGAATCTCAAATCCAGGAATTGTTTTTAAGAAATCATATAATGTGACTTTCTTCTCCAATTCAATGTTTTGTTTAAAAAAATTATATATTTGTTCTACAAGATGTTTCATATTTATAGTTATTAAAATATATTGTAAATAATTCTATGGATAGTATGAGGGGGCGAATTAAATATTCTGCATTAAAAACAGTATAGAATTTTGCAAATATAATAATTCAAATCTTGATGAAAAAGAAATAAAATTTTAGAGTAAACTTGAATAATTTTATTCATTTGATTTAATCTGGTCTCTCCAATATTGAAGTAGCAAAGGTTTGTGTAGAAAGTAAGGAGATATCTTTTCGTTTTTTTTACTCTCTTGTAAAATATAATCATATGGAATTTCAATTCCCCAATATTCCGTTGGAAGTTTTGATAGATATTTAGGAGTTTCATTTACTATTTTTTTATATGTAAAATCAACAACTCTTTTTTGTGCGAGGTTAAACCCATGAGGAATATATTCATCATTAACATAGGTTCCATTTGGAGATACTAAACCTTCGACGTATTTATTTTTATTTTTAATTGCTAGATACTGTCCATTACCATAACAACCCGCAGGAATGATACTTTCTAATAATTCTTGGCTATATTTATAGTGAGTATGGTAATTGTATTTCTTTGCTTCTTTAAGAAACCACTCTTTAAATGCAATTCGTTCACTATCATTTTCAAACAAATAAAAAGGATCATTATTCCAAGGATCGTTATAGCTTAAAAAATCATTTAAATCAGTCATAATATTAGAGTTTAATTATTTGGTAGCAAAAGTATAAAATTAATTGTATAAAACAAAAATGAAAGCAATAACAATAAAACAACCGTGGGCCTCTTTGATAGTCCACGGTATCAAGGATGTCGAAAATCGTACTTGGGCGTGTCCATGGAAATACATCGGGCATAAAGTGTTAATCCATGCAAGTGGAAAAACTGTATAAATGAGAAATCCCAATAGTGTATTTACAAAGGCTCAATGGGATAGTCTGCCTGTTGAGTTTCAACGAAAAATAATATGCGCAGAGGGCATTGTCAATTCTGCTATCATTGGAAGTGTAGAAAAAATTGGATGCTCTATCAATCATCCTTCTAAATGGGCGGAGAAAACAGATAATAGTAAAGGCCATTATGAAAATCCTATTTATAATTGGGTGTTAGCCAATCCTATATTATTTCCAGAACCGATACCGACTAAAGGGAAATTGTCATTTTGGGAATATGAAAATATTAATTCAGGGAAGACACTTGTCTATGTGTTATCTCTTCCAAAAAAGAAATTCAAGTGATGTAATTATATGGGGAATTCAGGTGCCGATACTGTGGTAAATAATTCTAAATTAAAAGCATGAGTTTATGTCATAATATGAATATATATATATTTGCAGGTATAATTTATTTTATGATATTATGTATAACTACCAAGAGTTGCTAAATGCTGAAGAGTGGAAAAAATTTAAGGGTGAGATACTAAAGCGTGATAACTATACGTGCCAAATATGCCATAAGAAAGGGTTTCAGAATCATCTATTTGTACCAATCACCTCACTAACTGAAGCGCTGGATTTTTTTTCAGATTATAGATTTGATGGAAAAACAATACAAGAAATTATTATTGATAAAGAAAATTGTATCAGTAAAGAATATTTCTTTAAGCCTACCAAATGGAATAATTATTATCGCCCGTTGATTAACCAGAAAGATGGTCAAACAGATTATCAATATGCGGTGGAAATTTTTAATTATAAAGATATTCGACTTTATTGTGATCATATTCCCAAAGATAAAATACTTTTTTCTCATAAGCCATTACATTATAAATTAATGGCACATAAAGATTCTGATATTCAGACAATAAAAACTTTTATAGAACGAAAAAATAATGTACGAGAACAGCCACTTGAGGAAAAAAATGGTAGTAATAGTTTTTATGGTGTTGGTTTTATAATAGATCATTTCAATAAGACAGGTAGTGATGAAGGTGGGTATATTCAAGTGATAGATCACGAAAATAATCATCAATCGGTTAAGATTACAACCAATGAGTTTTGTATATTTATAGATTTAATGTGTGATGGGCAGAATAAGTTTTTTCCTAAACTAAATGTTCATCATACGTTTTATTATTATGGAAATACTTTGCCGTGGGGGTATTATTGGAAAGATCTTGTAACGCTTTGTGAAGATTGTCATCGCCATTTACATGAGAAACAAGAAGTTCCTATTTATGATGTTGATATGCGTAAAATTAATGATGAGTTAGAAACGTGTGATCGTTGTAACGGAATTGGCTTTCTGCCACAATATAACCATGTGCAAAACGGGATATGTTTTAAGTGCCATGGAACAAGAAAAATATTTATGAAGTAATAGATGTATTTTAATATTGAGTAAGGTTGTTGGTTTATATCAGTGACCTTTTTTATGTTGTTGACTTGGGTGTATCTGAAAAGATGCACCCTTTTATATTTTGTGATGATGAGAAAAATGATTGTAACCGGCAGTGAAGGCTTCATAGGTAAAGCCCTCTGCCAAGAATTAGCGAAAAGAAATGTTGAAGTGATAGGTATCGATCGAAAGAACGGTACTGAAGCTTCAAAAGTATGTGAACTTCTAAAGTACGGTGATATCGACTGTGTATTTCACCTGGCAGCACAAACAAGTGTATTCAATGGAAATCTGGAACAGATCCGGAAAGATAATATTGATACCTTTATGTGCATAGCCGATGCATGTAACCAATACCATGTAAAATTAGTATATGCCAGTTCATCGACCGCGAACCCGGAGAACACAACAAGTCTCTATGGTATAAGTAAGTACTTTGATGAACAGTATGCATCTATCTATTGTAAGGCTGCGACCGGGTGTCGGCTGCATAATGTATATGGACCTAATCCGCGAAAAAGAACTCTTCTCTGGTTCCTGATAGAAAAGGAAAACGTGTCTTTATACAATTGTGGTCAGAATATCCGGTGCTTCACTTACATAGATGATGTCGTCGAAGGGCTTATTTATGCGGTGGGCTGTAACCGGCAGCTTATCAATATTTGTAACGTCCAACCTGTGACTACTATGTATTTTGCTTCTTTAGTAAAATACTACAAACCGCTTGAAATTGAGCTAATTAATGAAAAACGGGATTTTGACAATTTAGAGCAGTCGGTGAACCGGGATATCTATTTAGTACCTTTGTCTTATACATCTGTCGAGGATGGAGTAAAGAAGATTTTTGATGAAAAGAAAGGGAAAGATATGTCGTATTGATGACTGGGATAAGCCGGAAGCGGTGAAATGTAAGAGCTGGTCTCATCAGGAACGGTTATGTGATCTGAAAGAAAAGGTATCACTTCATAAAAAGGGTGATATCTATTACATCTCCCAGTTCACTCGTTCCAAGACTGGTACCAGCTTTTCAGAAATTAAACAGTCGGAGGAACTTGCATCATTCTTTGCAGAGAGAGCGTGTGAGTTTCTCCACCGCTTCATAGTAGGGGGATATGAAGGATGGTGTATAGTCACCACACCGCGACGGAGACACTACGAGGGCTTTCATTTTTCAACCTCTATCTGTACGAAAATTGCGGGGGCGGTGAAAATACCATTCTATGAGAATGCAATTCAGTGCCTAACTAAAGATAGATTGAATCCAGAATTCTTTCTTCTTCGTCCGATAAAGGAAAAGAAAATAATAGTGTATGATGACATATTAACAACTGGCAGCACACTGCTTGCCACCTATGAGCTTTTAAAGGATAGAGGGCAGCTTCTTTTTCTCGTAGGAATAAATAACAATTGATATGGGAAAGCAAGAGAAACCATTAACATTCAAGCAAGAGAAATTCTGTAAATACTACGTTGATACAGAAGGTAATGCTAGTGAAGCATATAGGATGTCTTATGATGCGTCAAAGATGAAACCTGAAACGATTTGGAGTGCTGCTAGCAGATTGTTAGCCAATAGCAAGGTTAGTGCAAGGATAAGTGAGATTAAGCAACAGAGGGCGAAAGAGACTGAAGTAGAGAGGAAAACGGTCGAGAAGGTATTAATGGATATTGTACTCGCTGATCCCGATGATTTACATTATGTAGACCCTGTTACCGGGAAAACAAAGATGAGAAGTCCGTCCCAACTTCCAAAGCGCGCCCGTAATGCGTTGAAGAAGATTCAGAATAATAGAGGAGTGGTTAATTATGAGTTCAACGGCAAGACAGAAGCCGCCCGGATTCTTGGTGCCTGGAATGGATGGGAAGCCGATAAGAATGTCAATATCAAAGGTGGAGACGGAAATAAAGTCGGTGAACTTCGTATCGGCTTTGAAGATAATGAGAATTCGGAAGAATAGAACAATTTGAACTGCAAAATCCGGTATTCACCCTACGGAGAAACCTTACTTTTAGAATAATATGGTTATAAATTATAAGAAGCTAAATCCTAACGGATTCTATCTATTGAAGTACTTGAATGATGAGACTATCCGTTTTATCATTCTCTATGGAGGTTCATCTTCCGGTAAGTCGTATAGTGTGGCACAAACCATACTGATACAGACATTACAGGATGGTGAAAACACTCTTGTCATGCGTAAGGTAGGAGCTTCTATTCTCAAAACCATTTATGAAGATTATAAGGTCGCTGCGATCGGTCTTGGCATCTCCCATTTGTTCAAATTTCAACAGAATACTATTAAATGTCTGGTAAATGGTGCGAAGATAGATTTCTCCGGTCTTGACGATCCGGAGAAGATAAAAGGTATCTCTAACTATAAGCGAGTTCAGTTAGAGGAATGGTCAGAGTTCGAGCATCCGGATTTCAAGCAGCTACGTAAGCGTTTGCGTGGTAAGAAAGGGCAGCAGATTATTTGTACCTTTAACCCGATCAGTGAAAGCCATTGGATAAAGAAAGAGTTTATTGATAAAGATAAATGGCATGATGTACCGATGACTGTTACCATTGCCGGCAAAGAGTTGCCGGAAGAACTTACCAAGGTCAAATCCGTAAGAAAGAACGCACCCAGGCAAATACTTAATCTTCGTACTAAGCAAATCGAGGAACAGGCCCCTAATACAGTTATTATCCAATCTACCTATTTGAATAATTTTTGGGTTGTTGGTAGTCCTGACGGTACGTATGGTTTCTATGATGAGCAATGTGTTGCCGACTTTGAGTATGATAGAGTTCACGATCCGGACTATTACAATGTGTACGCATTGGGAGAATGGGGTGTCATTCGTACCGGTAGTGAGTTCTTCGGTTCCTTCAATCGTGGCAAACATTCCGGTGAGCATAAGTATGTTCCGGACTTACCTATTCATATCTCTGTCGATAACAACGTGCTTCCGTATATCAGCGTATCATATTGGCAGGTCGATTTCACAACTGGTACCAAGGTTTGGCAATTCCATGAAACGTGTGCTGAAAGCCCCAACAATACAGTAAAGAAAGCTTCCAAACTTGTTGCAAAGTATCTGAAATCTATCCAATATTCTGATAGGTTATATGTACATGGTGATGCATCAACGAAAGCGGCAAACAGCATTGACGATGAGAAGCGTTCCTGGATGGACTTATTCATAGATACATTGCAGAAAGAAGGATTCGAGATTGAAGATAAGGTAGGCAACAAGAATCCGAGTGTTGCCATGACCGGTGAGTTTATCAATGCTATCTTTGATTGTACTGTTCCCGGTATAGAGATACACATTGACGAATCATGTTCGGTATCTATTGAGGACTACATGAGCGTACAGAAAGATGCTAACGGTGCCATTCTTAAAACTAAGGTCAAGAATAAAACTACCTTGCAGACTTATGAGGAGCACGGACACCTGTCTGATACGTTCCGATATGTCGTTGTGGATTTGTGTAGTGAGCAGTATATAGAGTTTAGTAACCGGCGAAAAAGAAACTTGTATGCTTGTAATGGCACTATTAATTTCTTCAATCCAGATACCGAATGTAAATACACTAAGAAGATTCTATATGTGATGCCGAATGTTAATGGGAAATTTGTCCTTATACAAGCGTTTAGATGTGGAAATAAATGGCATGTTGTTGATGTCGTATTTATGGATACTACTTCAACAGAAGATATACGTTCTTCTATTTTGTCCCATGAATCTGATTCATGTGTAATTGAATGTACAGATGCTTATTTCCCTTTTATCCGGGAACTCCGTTCTAGTACAAACAAGGAGATTCGTGTAATGAAAGAGTTTCCGGATGTAGATAAGCGTATTGCTGCAACATCTGATTATGTGAAAAATAGTATTCTTTTTTCTGCATCAAAAGTAGAATCTGATACGGAATATGTTGCCTTCATGAATAATCTGATGGACTATAATAAAGATAGTGAAACAAAAGAGGCCAGTGCTGTTTTGAGTGGGCTAGTACAGTTCGTTGTAAAATTAGGTTTGAATTGAATTGCGTTATATGTGATTGAAAATAAGGATGTTGTATTGTTGATATTATGTTTTCGTAATTTCAAGATTTTAGTGTTTTGGAAAACGGTTTTCCTTTTTACTTAGTTTTGCTCAAAAAGGAACCCAATGAATATTTTTTTTGATAATCTATTTGGAAAGAAATCTAAGACTAAAGGTGAAGTTGAAATAGTTACTTCATCTGAAAATAAGGATATAGATACTCAAAGTGGCAAGGCTGAAAAATGGTCAGTTGCATACATTGAGGACCTTACTAGTCCTATTGTAGCGGGCAGTAACTATCTAACGCTATTCAGTACGATACCTGAAGTCTTTTTCCCGATCGATTATATTGCATCGCGAATTGCAGGTGCTAATTTTCAATTGAAGAAAACTAAGGATGACAGTATAGTATGGGCGAATAAACGAATGAATGGCATACTTAGTCGTCCTAATTGTTTGATGCGTTGGAAAGAATTGATTTATCAGCACCATATTTATAAATTGTGTACAGGGAATAGCTTTATTCGTGCCGCTATGCCTGATGTCTTTTCTACAGCTGAAAAATGGAGATATTGCGATAATTATTGGGTGCTACCTTCTGATAAGACTATTGTAGAACCTGTTTACGGGAATATACCATTGTTTGGCATTGCCCAAACAGAAGATATTATTCGTAGCTATCGTTTGGAGTATGGTTGGAATGGTAGTTTGGAAATTCCTCCATACCAAATATGGCATGATAGAGACGGAAGTGCAGAGTTCTATTCAGGGGCTATGTTCTTGAAGTCCAAAAGTCGTCTTGCTTCCCAAAATAAGCCAATGTCAAATCTAATAGCTGTATATGAAGCTAGAAATGTGATTTATGTAAAGCGGGGTGGATTGGGCTTTATTGTAAGTAAGAAAACTGATGCTACCGGTTCAATAGCGTTGACTGACGATGAAAAGGAACAGCTTTTGAAGCAAAATTTTGAGAAGTATGGTGTAAGGAAGGGCCAGGTACCTTATGGTATTTCAGATGCAGACATTGACTTTGTTCGTACTAATCTTTCTATTGCAGAGTTACAGCCGTTTGAAGAGACTTTGGCTGATGCAATAAATATTGCAGGGGCATACGGCATCCCTGCCGTTCTTGTTCCGCGAAAAGACCAGTCCACATTTAGCAATCAGGCTACTGCTGAAAAGAGCGTATATTGTTCAACTGTTATTCCTATGGCCAAACAATTCTGCAAGGATTTTACAGCTTTCCTTGGTCTTGAAGGAGGGGGATATTATTTGGATTGTGATTTCTCTGATGTTGATTGTTTGCAGGAAGGATTGAAAGAATCCGAAGACGTAAAGACAAATATAAATAAACGTTGTCGTGAACAATTCTCATGTGGGCTTATAACACTCAATGACTGGCGTGCCCAAATAGGCGAAAGTATGATAGAAAATCCCTTGTTTGACAAATTGAAATTTGATATGTCAGATGAGGAACTGGATAAAGTAAATCGAGTTTTTAACACTAAAAGTGGAGATGAAAAAGATGGAAGAGAAAATCAAAAGCCTTCAGTACAAGACAAAGGCAAATGATGTTGATGAGAAGGGTATCGTTACCGTTGCGGTGAACGGTATCGGTGTGAAGGACTCACAAAATGACATATCTATGCCCGGCTCATTCAATAAGACATTGAAAGAAAATATTGGTCGGATGCGTTGGTTCCTGAATCATCGTACAGACCAGTTGTTAGGTGTTCCGTTGAGTGGTAAGGAAACAGAAGGTAATTTGGTTATGGTCGGTCAGTTAAATCTTGAAAAACAGATTGGCCGTGATACGTTAGCTGATTATAAGCTGTTTGCAGAGAATGGAAGAACCCTAGAACACTCTATCGGAGTAAAAGCCATCAAAAGGGATTCTATCGATCCTTGTAAGGTGCTTGAATGGCGTATGATGGAATATTCAACATTGACAAGTTGGGGGAGTAATCCACAGACGTTCCTTGTGAATATCAAGTCTGCTACTGCTGACCAGGTAAAGGAAGCTGTTGATTTCGTCCGGAAAGCGTTCTTGCAGCATGGATATAGTGATGAACGTTTAAAAGGATACGATATGGAATTAAGTTTATTACTGAAGAGCCTCAACGGTGGTGCCGTTGTCTCATGTCCTCATTGTGGTTATCAATTTGATTATGATGCAGAAACAGAGCATACCTTTGCCCAACAGGTATTAGATTATGCTGCTGATTATCAGAGATGGATAACACAGGACATTGTAAGGGAAGAAATGGAGAAGCTCACTCCGGAGATTAGAACCCAAGTAATTTCTCTTATTGATTCTGTCAAATCAGAAAAGAAAGAATTTACTCAAAAGGGTCTACAAGACCTTATGAATTATGTAAGATGTCCCCACTGTTGGGGAAAAGTATATCGTTCGAATGCTATTCTGCAAAACACTTCTGAAAATACCACCGGAAAAAATGAGCCGTCTGTTGACACTCAAGAAAAGAATGACGGGGAAAATGGGAACGATGAAGTAACGATTAAAGCCGCTGATAATGGCACTTTACTCGATTTCAAGAGTTTGAATAGCTGTTTCGAGAATAAATAACTTAAAATTTAAATTTTATGCCTAAAAAATTTACAGTATCAGATTTTAATCTGAAAACAGACGGTCTGCCGGCAGAACAGAAAACTTTCATGGAAAACATTGTCGGCATGATGTGTGAAGTAGTTAACAAGTCACTTGAAGGATTTGCCTCACCGGAGGAGGTAACGAAACAGTTTGGTGACATCAATAATCTATTGAAAGCCTATGATGGAGAAAAGTTCCAGCAATTGGTAAAGGACAACGAGCAACTTGTAGAACAAGTTAAAACTCTAGGTGAAAGTATCGAGAAAATGAAGCAGAAAGGTCTTTCTATGGATACTATCAACAAGTTCGATGAGAAGTTGAACGAGATGCTTGATTCTGAAAAATTCAGAGATTTCGCAGAAGGAAAAACACGCAAATCAGGAGAATTTGACGGCTTCTCCTTGAAAGATGTCGTTTCCATGACTGACAATTACACCGGTGATTTGTTGATTACTCAACAACAGAAACGTGTTGTGACTCAGGTTGCCAACAAAAAGTTGCATATGCGTGATGTATTAACGACGTTGACTGCTGATCCTGCATACCCTCAACTTGCCTATGCACAAGTATATGCTTTCAACCGCAATGCCCGTTTTGTAACAGAGAATGGGCGTTTGCCTGAATCAAGCATCAAGGTAAAAGAGATACAGACAGGAACTAAGCGCCTTGGTACTCATATCCGTATCTCAAAACGTATGTTGAAATCAAGAGTGTACATTCGTTCCTACATCTTGAACATGCTTCCTGAAGCTGTTTGGATGGCAGAAGACTGGAACATCTTGTTTGGTGACGGTAATGGTGAGAATTTGCTTGGTATTATTAATAATACTGGGGTGACTTCTGTAGAGAAGATTATCAGTACAGCCATTGTTACAGGTGCCGCCGGTGCTGTAAAAGCTATTACCGGATATAACGGTGATAAGGATGTGATTGTAGAGTTTGCAGAACCACAGGATTTGATTCTTGATGGAATGAGTATCACGTTCGCTGGTGCCGCTGTTCTTACAGAACTGAACAAAACACACGCTCTTGTGAAAATGGAAGATGGTCGTATCCTTATTCCTGGTGTCGCGTTCTCCGGTGCTGAAACGGCTACGGATAAAATGACATTCAGTGTTCATGAAGCCGGCTTTAAGAACATTGAGGAACCCAACTCTGAAGATGTAGTGAAAACAGCTTTCGCCGCAATGACATATGCCCAGTATTTTCCGAATGCTATTATTCTTAATCCAATGACTGTTAACGGTATGGAATCAGAAAAAGATACGACAGGACGTAATCTTGGTATCGTTAAAATGGTTGATGGGGTGAAATATATTGCCGGTCGTCCGATTATCGAGTATGGTGGTATTCTTCCAGGTAAGTATCTTTTAGGTGACTTTAACCAAGCCGCAAATTTGGTTGATTATACCACTTTGACACTTGAATGGGCTGAAGATGTGGAGACCAAGCTTTGCAATGAGGTTGTGCTGATGGCACAAGAAGAAGTTATCTTCCCGATTTATATGCCGTGGGCTTTCGCTTATGGGGATTTGGCCGCATTGAAGACTGCAATAACTAAAGCGTAGGATTATGGATTACATACTTAGAGGTAACGATAAGGATGTAACCAATGTGCTTAAAGAGCAACGCATTCGGATTAATAGAGGGATGATTCAACTCATCCCTATTTCCGAATGTGGTCTTGTTACAGAAGAAGATGCCCGAAAGACATTGGAATGTATGCTTGCAGAAAAAAATGAAGAGATTGGCAGGCTTACTGCATCCATTGCAGAGAAAGATAAGACAATTGTTGAACTGACAGAAGAGCGTGAAACAATGAAAGCTCGCATTGCAGAACTTGAAGTACAGGTGCCTTCTGATGAAAAGAATCTTCCGGTTGCCGATTCAAAAGATTTGCAAGAGGAAGATGCCAAGGAGGTAACTGTTACAGATGATAAAGCCGTTTCCGTAGAAGATGAAAAGAAAACCGGGAAAGGCAAGACTTCTAAATAACTATCGCTATGTTGATTGATGTTTCATATTTTATGTCAGGTCCTAGGCATATTGAGAATGTTTCGGTCGCTGAAATGCCTTCGCCCCAATCTCTTGCTGTGAATGAGGTGATAAATGGGTATATTAAGGCATTTCAGCCCGAATTTCTCCGGAATGTTGTTGGTGTGACTCTTTCCCAAGCTATCACAGATTATTTGGAGCTTATTGAACGGGAAAAGGAAGATTCTTCAGATGAAGTTGATATTTCAGAAGAGAAGGAAGCCCCCCAGTCCGGATATGCAGTATTATGCGAGAAGCTGTGTGAACCGTTCGCTGACTATGTCTTTTATCATATTCTTCGTGACGCAAACACCCAGGCTACAATAACCGGACTTGTCCGTTTGAAATGTGCTAATGAATATATAGCTCCTTTGAAGAGACAAGTAAGCACATGGAATAGCATGGTAGAGAAGAATAAACAGTTTGTTGAATGGGCTATGTCGAATGATTGTCCTTTCGATGTGAAAATAACCAAGAATCTTTTGACCCCAATTAATGCTTTCAATTTATGATAGATTTAGATATAACAGAACTGTTTGAGGAGATTGTAAAGGAACTTCCAGAAGGGCTTGAAATTCTCTATCCAAATGGGAAAGGGGGAACTAAAGTTATGAAGTCCCCAAGGTTGAATTACATCTTCGGTAGCAGTCAATATATCAAAGATATTTTAGATGAATACAGTAAGTCTTCTGCCCAGTCTGAAAGGAAGTTTCCATTGGTTGCACTATTCACTCCAATTAGTGAGGATAGAGGTGATGCGGATTATTTTTCAAAAGCAAAGGTTTCGTTAATTATAGCATGTTCTTCTTGTAAAGAGTGGAGCAATGAGATGCGCAGAACCACATCTTTTAAAAATATCCTTCGGCCAATCTATAAACGTTTATTGGAAGTATTATATGAAGATTCTCGGTTCGACTGCGACTATGACGAAAAAGTGAAACATAGTTATTCAGAAAACTATTCATATGGCAGATACGGAGCCTATACAGATTCCGGTGAGGCTGTGAGCGAGCCGATTGATGCCATAAATATACGCTCGATGGAAATAAAAATTAATAATCTTAATTGTAGAAGAAAATGAGAAAGATTAGAACGTGTAAGGGTTCCCGGATGAACACTGGTAGTTCTGCTTGTAGCATTGACTGGAAAAAGGTCAAAGGTGCTATCTTGACAGAACATGGTGTCAAACTCCCTGCTGATATAACAGGTGAGAAGTTGCTCGAATTGTGCCATGCAGACCGTCCCGGGCGTATTTACCCTATTTTGCCATTCCTGGAGTATGCCAAGAATGGTGGAGAGCCTCAAGTTAATCCTGTAGGGTACGGTGCAAGTGAATACAACGGGCTTAGCGCTCAAACAGACACCTTCACTTTGAAGAAATTTGATGAGGTTTTGAATGCCCAGCTTCTGAAATGTGCCAATAAAGGATGGGACGTTTACTTTTGGAATCAGGATAATATGTTGATCGGTTATAATGATGACACTGATATCCTTGCCGGTATTCCGATGTCTACTGTTTACCCGACCGTGACACAGTACCCGACCAGTAGTGCTAAGTCTGCGATGACTGTTAGTTTTTCACATGAAGATGTGGAAGACAGCCAATTGCACTTTGACTACGTGCAGTTAGACTTCAATCCCAAGAATTTCGTTAAAGGCTTGGTTGATGTTGTGTTTCAAAAGTTGGAGGCCGAAAATACTTACAAAATAGTTGAAGTTGTTGGTGGTTATGACCGTACAGAAGAATTTGGCAGTCTTATTGCTGATGGTGCTGCTGAAGTTATGAATAACGTAACTTCTGCTACATATTCGGATGGTATCATTACCATTGTTCCTAAAGCCGGGGCGGTTCCTTCGTTGAAAGCTCCTTCTGTATTGTATGAAAAAGGAATCAGAGGTATCGAGCAGGTGTCATGAAGGTAGATAATGTTACGTTCGTCGAGGTTGCTGTGAAGGGCATGACGAAGGAAGAGTTTATTAATGCGCACATTAAAGTCGTGTGGCAGGAACTGAAGGAAGCTGACCGCAAGAAGAAGCTCTCGGAAGTGTACGATGCGATAACTAAGTAACCGACGGGCTGGGGTGTGATTACAGCCCGGCCCGTTATATTTTTACTGTATGGCAGATTTTGATGAATTACATAGAGTTATTCATTCCATTGCATCCGGGTTTGAAGAGGAATGTATTAGGTGTATGGAAGAACATAAGAATGTACTCGTTGATTGCATTCAGGAACAATTATATTCCGGTCTGGACGGTACTGAACATCTATTGAATCCTGATTATGATACTGACACCTATTTTAACGAGCCCGGTCCCTGGCAGAACCGTGCGGAACAATATAAACGATGGAAGGAGAGGATAACTCCACCTCTTAGAAGTGAGATGCTTTATTTGCCACCGCGTCCGGTTGAGGTACCTAACCTCTTTATTACTGGTACTTTCTATGATAGCATAACTGCCGATAGAATTGATTCCGGGCTTCGATTCTCAACGAAAGGATTTACGGACGGTAGTTCTATTGAGAAGAAATACGGTGAGCAGATTTTAGGCATTGGTGATACAGCTAAAGAGTACTTTAATATTATGTATCTCCGTCCCTGGATGGAACGTTTCTTTTCAGAATGTGGATATCGGTAGAAAATGGCTTGTAGTTGCGAAATAAAAAAGATGCAGAGTGAACTGGAACGTATCAGTGATCTTGCAAAGAAAGCAGCTGTCTTGGATGGTTGCATGTATGTCGTTTATCAGAAAGAAGATGGTACCTATGCTTTTGATAAACTAGGAGTTGAGATAAAAGGAAAGATTGTTGAATATAGACATTATCTGTAATTATGGCAGATTTAAAATTAAAAGATTTCGTTGATGAGAACGATTTGCAGAAATTGGTGGAGCTTGATAATACTATTGAGCGTGTGAGGGCTGATTATGTTAATGCGGCCAAAGAATTAGCAAAAGGTTTGAAACTAAATGTAGAAGGCGTTGCTGATCTTGAAAAGTTGAGTAACCTTTATAATACCCAAGCAAAAACGGCTGGTTCTGCATCTGCTGAATTAACCGAGGCTCTTAGAAAACAGTCTGAAATAACTCAAACTGTCAGTAAGAAGATAGAGGAAAAGCTAAATGTAGAGAAATTATCTGCTGCTGAATTGAAGAAACTAACCAAGGCAAACTCGGATAATGCTGCGTCCTTGGAAAAGGCTGCTAAAGCGGAAGCTAACTTGACAAAAGCGCAGAATGCCGGTAATACTACTCGTAAGAAAGCTGTTTTATCTGAAGAAGAACGTTTAAAACTTATCAGAACTGCTATTACCTTGACTAATCAGGAAGTACATAGCCGTTCACAAGCAAAGGAAATGAATAAGCAGCTGCAAAAGGCTGTTGATGTTTTGAAAGATACGGATGAAAACTATATTCGTACACTTGCCCGTCTTAATTCTACTATTGGAATCAACACTGATTACATAAAGCGAAATTCCGATCGATATAGTCAACAGAAAATGACCATTGGTGCATATCGGGAAGAAGTAAAGGCGGCATGGATTGAAATACAGAACGGTAATAAGTCCATGCAGAACATGGGAATTATTGCCCGGAATGCTGGAATGATGCTTAAAACGGAGATGGCTCCTGGGCTAAACAAAGTTGGTGCAGGATTGAAAGGGTGGGCTGCTGGATATATTGGTGCACAAGCTGTTGTTAGTGGAGTTGTTGCTTTATTTACAAAACTGCGTGAAGGAGTAGGTGATATTGTTAAATTTGAATTAGCTAATAGTAGGCTTGCTGCAATATTAGGAACCACTTCTGATAAAGTGAAGGAGTTAACTGCGGATGCTCAACGTTTGGGTGCTACAACGAAATACACTGCATCCGAAGCTACGGATTTGCAAATAGAACTTGCTAAACTAGGTTTTACTCGAAAAGAAATATTAGATGCAACAGAGCACGTTCTAAAATTTGCACAAGCTACCGGGGCAGAATTAGCAGATGCGGCTTCATTGGCAGGTGCTTCTCTTCGTATGTTTAATGCTGATACAAGAGAAACTGAAAGATATGTGTCTGCGATGGCTGTCGCAACAACCAAAAGCGCATTGTCGTTTTCATATCTCGCTACTGCATTACCAATTGTTGGACCGGTTGCAAAAGCCTTTAATTTCAGTATTGAAGATACTTTGGCTTTGTTGGGTAAATTATCGGATGCCGGCTTTGATGCTTCAATGGCTGCTACTGCTACCCGTAATGTTTTTCTAAATTTAGCTGATAGTAATGGAAAGCTGGCAAAGGCGTTAGGTAAGCCCGTTAAAACATTGCCTGAGTTAGTTGAAGGATTGAAATCGCTAAAAGAAAAAGGGGTAGACTTGAATACTACTCTTGAATTAACTGATAAGCGTAGTGTTGCCGCTTTTAATGCCTTTCTCACCGCTGTTGATAAAATATTACCACTTAGAGAACAGATTACTGGTGTAGAACGTGAATTGGGCGATATGGCTCACACGATGGGAGATAATGTTCATGGAGCTCTTGCTAACTTATCTTCAGCATGGGAAGCGTTTATGCTTTCTTTCTCCGAGTCAACGGGACCTGCTAAGGAGTTTCTTAATTGGATGGCTGATAAAATAAGAGGTATCGCCAATGATTTGAAATCTCCTGAAGAAAAAATAGAAAAGATAGATTATAATTTTAGAACACTTGCAAAAAAAGATGCGAACAAAAAGTTATTGGAAGTAGAAAAAGATTTTCAGGCAGAATATAAGAGGCTTATTGATGCTGGTGATACAGAGGAACAAGCATACACAAAAGCTGTTATTCAAATGAAAAATAAACGTATTGAAGTAACGGCCCAAGAGAGAGAAGCTTTAAAACGGATGAAAACTCGTGCTCAATATGCAACATCAGAGTTTGAAGATATGTCTTGGATAAAGAATGGTGCTGCTAAAATGTTTGGCTATTACACATCGGAAGCAGAAAAAGCGGATAAGGCTCAGTTGGAATTTTCTAAAAACTTATTTAAAATAGCATCTAGCGATGAGTTTAATCGTGGACTTGATGTGATTGCAGAAAAGTTCCGTCCAAAGGGTAACGACAAAAATGGTTCAGGTATAACAGTCCTTACTGATAAAGAAAAACGTGAACAGGAAAAAGCTCTCAAAGAGAAGCTGAAAATTCATGAAACTTATCAGGAATCAGAACTAGCTCTTATGGATGAGGGACTGGAGAAAGAACTTGCTAAAATTGGTGTTGCTTACTCAAAGAAGATTGCTGCCGTCAAGGGTAATAGCAAAGAGGAAATTGCTACTCGTCAGAATTTGGCGAAAGAAATGCAGGATAAATTAGATGAATTCTCTATTAAGTATAATTCTGACCGTGAAAAGAAAGATGTTGAGAACGCTCTTGCTGTTGTAAAAAAGGGGTCCCAGGAAGAACTTGATTTGAAATTGCACCAGTTGGAGTTGCAACGTGAAGCAGAAATTGATGCAGCAGAGAAAACAGGTGAAGATGTTTTTCTCATTGACGACAAATATGCAAAAAAGAAACAAGAACTTTACGAAAGACATGCATCCGATCAGGTGCAATTAATAGCAGAGAATGCAGCGCATGAGCAGGAAATCCGGGATGCTGCATATGTTATGGATACGCTTGCTCTTAAAAAACAGTTAGCTTCTAAGGAAATAACCCAGCAAGAGTATGCAGAACTTGAGTATCAGTTAAAATTAGATTATGTACGTAAAACCTCGGAAGCTGCCATTGACGCTTTGGAATCCGAACTTGCTACTGCCAACTTGAGTACGGACAAAAGGGAGAAACTTGAGGAGAAACTTGCAAAATTGAAAGCGGACCTTGCCCAAAAAGAAGCAGAAATAGAAATAGATGCTATCAATAAAGTTACTAAAGCGGATGAGAAAGCACAGAAAGAACGTCAGAAGAACTTGAAAAAATGGCTTCAAACTGCATCTCAAGCTGTGGGAGCTATTGGAAACTTAGTCTCTTCTATTTATGATGGTCAGATTCAGAAAATAGAAGAAGAGCGGGAAGCTAATGAGGAAAAGTATGATGAGGATATTGAACGAATTGAGAATCTGGCAGAGTCTGGAGCTATATCCGAAGAGGAAGCAGAAGCGCGTAAACGGGCAGCAAAGGATCAGACAGAAGCCAAGAATAAGGAGTTGGAAAAACAAAAGCAAGAGATTGCCCATAAACAAGCTGTTTGGCATAAGGGAGTACAAGTTGCAGAAACTGGAATTGCAACAGCTCGTGGTATTATGGAAGCTTTCCAGTTAGGTCCGATTGCCGGTGCTGTAATGGCTGCTGTTATTGGGGCGATGGGGGCTATGCAAGTAGCAACAATTCTTGCCACTCCTATTCCTTCTTATGCAGAAGGTACTAAAGGTAATGATAGGCATCCCGGCGGTGCTGCTTTGGTTGGTGATGCCGGTAAACATGAAGTTATCATGTATTCCGGAAAAGCATGGATTACTCCTGATACTCCAACTTTAGTTGATATTCCTAAAGGTGCGCAAGTCTTTCCTGATGTTGATAAGGTAGATATCTCTAATTTTGATATACCGGATTGGGACTTTCCCACATTTTCACCGACATATTTTGCATCTTCTTCCGGTGATACCATTGTTTTCAATGATTATTCCCGATTAGAAAAAAGGGTTGATAGAACAAATTTCCTTTTGATGAAGAGTCTTAAAATGCAGCGTCAGGATGCTTCTAACCGTGAATTTGAACTGTATAAGTTATCTAAACTGAAATAGTCATGATTGAAAGATTAAATCAGATAACATTGAATGATTTCATTGAGCTTTCTTGCGGAAACTATGCTTGTTTGCTTTCGGACTGCAAATCTATGTCAGAAAGCACGCTTAAAGAAATAGCGTCTAAATTACTTGTCGAATACAGAAGTATTGTTAATCCTTCAAATATGAAGGCTATGGTAATGGACAAAGAGGATATGCTGAAAGAACGTGCCAAACTATTGAGTCTTCGTATTTGTCAGGCTCTTGTTTCTCTTGGCTTTTATGATGATGTTCGTCAGGTATTGGGTCAACTAAATGTAGATACCCGAAATATGAGTGATGAACAAGTAATATCGAAGATTGATTATTTACTTCATTCTGCAATTTTTGAGCAAAAACGGAATGAGGAGAGACGCAGTGAGGAACATAAAGGAAGTAAGGCTACTCCTGAACAAATTCGTTCTTCTTTTGATGCAGAGATTGCTTTTCTAATGACATTCTTTAAAATGAGTATTGATTCCCGCGTAATTAATGCTGCTGTCTATGCGAATATCGTTCATCAAGCTGATGTTGAAATATCGATCAGAAAAAGAAGCACATGATAATATTGGTACTACATATATGCTGTAATTCGATTAATTTTTAATTAAAGCGAATTATTTCATACAGTCGTTTGTACATCTCCTTTAGAATCACAAACGACTTTTTTATGAATAGAAAAAACAGCATCCATTGTATAAATAGGCATTTATACAATGTTTTATTGTCAGAATTACGTACATTAGAGACGAAGTGTAATCGGATAACGGCAGAAGTGTCCGAGGTAAAAAAAATGATTGCCTTATTGCCCCCCGATGTAGGCACTCTTATTAGTTCAATCGAGCGTTCTGCTAAGGAAATGCACGAACAAAGTATCATGCACCGGAAATATGTGGAAAGGTGCATTAATGGCGAACCGAAGATACACCTAATAAGGAGGGCTGACAATGGACTTTGA